GATGTTGATACTTTTGTTGATTCTATTTGATCTTCAAGTTCTTGTCTCTTAGATGCCTCTTCTCTTCTGGAACTTAAAACATTAGATCTTGTAAATAATTCTCTTTTAACTCTAGTATTAGTACTAATAATTCTTGAAATATTTTCTACAGAATCATTTACTGCTGAAGTACTTTTTTTGGTTTCGGTTAAAGATTTAGAAATATTCTCAATGTTTATTGATGATTTGCGAAGAGATTCTAATACGGTTGCCATATTACATCACCACATTATAATTCAATTGCGAATACAACACATAAAAGTTATCAGGATTTGCAGAATTGATTAAAGGAACATCAGTCAAAGGTTCATTTGATAATGGTGGATTTGATTGTTGTTGCTGACCACTTGATGTTTTGATCATTGTTAAAGATGGTTTTGGTTCTGGCAATTGTCCAACTTGTTGAGGTTCTTTAGGTGGCATTGTAACTTGTGCAGGACTTATTTCGGCACTTTTAGTTTTTGATGGTTGCTCTTTTAAATCACTCATATCAACAGCATCTTTTAATTTCATTTCACTCCAATCATAACCTTTTGTTTGTGCCCAAGTTTTTGCTTGTTGCTGTTGATCAGGCGTCATTTTGTTCCAAGAATCTTCAATTCTTCCTCGTGCCATTGGGTTGTTACGATACTGCCATGCTTGTTCAAATTTCTTTTCCATATCTGGAGATGGAGCAGAAGTTGATGGTTTCTGATCTCCCATCATTGTTTCTTGAGGAGTAACTTGCGGTGTAGAAATTGATTGTGAGGTAACCTCAGGTTTAGTAGGTGACTGTGGAGTGTCTACTTTAGGAGCAACTGGTGTAGAAGTTTGTGGAGTGTCTACTTTAGGAGCAACTGGTGTAGAAGTTTGTGGAGTGTCTACTTTAGGAGCAACTGGTGTAGAAGTTTGTGGAGTGTCTACTTTAGGAGCAACTGGTTTTGATTCTGGTTTTTTAGTTTTTGCTTCTTCTAACTCTTTCTTTTTCTCACCGGTAAGATTTCCACCAAAAGCTTCCATCACCTCATCAATAGTGAAAAGTGTTCCAGCAGCAACTCTAAGACCTTTAAATATTACTCCTTTACCAGGAATAATAGACATAGCAGCTAGTGCGGCATCAATATTTTCACCATTTAAGAAATTCATTCCAGCACTTAATCCAGTGATTGTTTTACCAATCAAACTCATAAGTCCAAACTTTCCACCTTTTGGAGTAGGTGTTCCTGGAACAGAAGGAGGTTTTCTACCACCAAGACCAGGAATTAAACTAGCAGCAAGAGCAAGTGGTTTTGCAATCAAAAGTTTAGTCAATCCTCTAGCAATCGTTCCAATTGTTCTTCTAATAAGAGAAAATCCTGCTCTTATTGCAACTAACCCACCAATTACAATTCCAACATTTTTAACAATATTAAATCGAATTTCATTGAATAATTTTGTATTGCCTTCTTCAGATGCCTTTATTGCATCTACAACTTGTTTAGTTAACCAACCACCAAATAAAATTCCTAAAGCAGTACCTATTCTTCCAAAAATATCATTTACTTTTGGAACTAATCGTTGTACAGGTTCAGCAACTGCATTTTGAATTTTTTGTTCTATTGCACTTTCTTTTCCAATTCTTATTTTTCTTTCTGCAAGTAATCTTTCCTTTTCCTGTTCTACTTTAATTCTATTCTGATCTTCCAACGCATCTTGTTGAAGAAGAAGTGCAATTCCAGAAAGACTTGTTCCTAATTTTACAATATCTGCTTTTATCGCTTTAAGAGTTGAATTAAATCCTAAAAGAGCTTCATTTTGTCCTTTAGATAATTCTGCGTTTTGTGCATCTGTTTGTGCCCTTCTGTTTTCAATATTTTGAAATACAGATGCATCAATTGTTGACTTCTTTAAAAGTGCATTTCTTACTTCAGGAGACAAAATAGATCCCGTAACTGGATCAACGCCAGATCTACCAATTTTTTCGGGATCCAATTCAGCCATTTGTACTGTTCTTTAAGTTTTCTTCTTCAATATATTGTTTGAGAAGAGCAATATAAATTTCTCTCTCCCAAGGTATCATATTTTCTATCTCTGTCAATGAATATTTATGATGCTGAACCAAAGAAAAATTTGTCTTGTAATAGGACTCAAGGTTTTCATGAGCCATTCCTAGGCGAAAAAACTTGATAATCCCTCCAACAATACTTCACTTTCAACTTTTGTGTTTGGATTTTTTATTTTAAGAGTATGAGAAAGTTTGGGCATAGTCGTAAAGAAGTTTTCAACTTCTTTAAACTGCTTTGAACTTAATTGTTCAATAAATTCTCCCAATTCTTTTTTAGTACAATCAGAAGCAGCCCAGGATTCTTCTTCATTATATACTTGTTCCATACAAGAAACAATAAGATTGAATGTATCATCGACACTCATATTAAACTCATTTCCAAAATTAGATTTAATAAACTCATTCATTGATGGATACTTCATTCTTAAAGTTAGATTGTCATCAAGTTTAATATCTTTTGAATGATTTTTATCAATAGTAATCTCAATATCATCAAGATTAATACTTACAGGAACTTGAGTCTGCCCATCATCAGGACAAGTGATTAAAACATCAACCGTTTCTCCAACAGATTTTCCACGAATATTGAGAAACAAATATTCAATATCAAAAGTTGCAAGTTCTTCAACTTTAATTCCTTTTGTTAAAATGCAATTATTAATTACAGTCTTAACAGCATTTGCAATTTGCTTTGGATCTTCACTCTCCATTGCAATAATAAGGATTTTTTCTTCTTTTACAAGAAAAGGACGGTATTTGATTTCTTTTTTGAGAGATGGAATTTCTAAAGAATAAGAAGGAGTCGCAATTTTAGGTAATGACATTTTCAACTACAAATATGATCAAACTATTTATCTGTTGTTTTGAGTCCCATAAAGAGATTCTGCCAAAGTTTGACCAGCAGGAAATAATTCTACACCATTAGAAGGTATAGATCCTGGAGATCTTGGAACTAATCTTGGTTTTGGTTGAGAAACTGGTAGTGGTTGAGGTTGAGATGAAAGTTTATTGTTATCATCATTTCTATTATAATTCACACTGTAAGATTTACCAATTATATATCGATCAATTTTAAATGTCACCTGCATTTTTAGAACATCAGACTGCCCATAAGAAACAGGAATTGATGCAATGTTGTAAGGATAAAGACCTATAAAAGTATATTCCACTTCTCTTTGATAATCACGATCAAACTTAATAATTCTTGTTTTATTTGATTTATAGTATTCTGGATATTGCATTCTTATAAAATATCCTTCGTCAACATTATTACTAATTGGTAAATTGTTTCCATCAATTGGGTTGGATGAACCGCTTGCAATAAATTCCATCCAGTGCTCTAAAAATTTTAAAGTATTATAATTATTATCAACATAAAACTCAAGACTTATATCCTGATAAATTCTTCTGTGAGCAAATGTTTCAGTAATACCAATATAATTTCCATCAACATTTACGGTAGCAAGTTGAGTTGTTGGAAGTACTGCATTGTGGCACAGAAGTCCTGCATCTTCAGAAATAAATCTTTCAGTTACTCCTCTATTCCTTAAGTAATTTATTAATTGTCCAGGAAGTCCACCAAATTTTACCTCATAATGGGAAGTTTGTGCAAGATTGGTAAATAATGGTTTTATGTCTGATATTCTGCGGGGTATTGCCACTCTAAATACCTATTATGAGTTTCTTGTTGTAAGTATTTAGATGTCATATAAAGGAAAATTTAAACCATCATATCCAAAAAAATATAAAGGTGATCCAACAAATATAATTTATCGATCCTTATGGGAAAGAAAATTTTGCGTTTACTGTGACTTAAATGAAAATATAATTGAATGGCAATCTGAAGAAAAAGCGATTCCCTACAAATCTCCATTGGACGGAAAAATTCATCGTTACTTTCCAGACTTTCTTATCAAGGTTAAAGAATCTGATGGAAGTATCAAAAAATATATGATTGAGATTAAACCATCAAAGCAAACTGTCCCCCCACCAAAACCTCAAAGACAAACTAAAAGATATATTGCTGAGGTTTATGAGTATGCTAAAAATCAATCAAAGTGGGAAGCTGCAAGAGAATGGTGTGCTGATCATGGTTATGAGTTTAAAGTAATCACCGAGCATGAATTAAGGATTAAGTAATGGCACTTACTGGATACGAAAAGAAACTAGAAGATTATACAAAAGAAGAACTGGTTCAAATTGCTGAAAAGTATAGTATCTATTATACTACAGCAACTGGGCAAGGTAGAATTGATGGATATAAACGATTAAATAAAACTCAATTAATCAGTTTAATCCGAAATGATCGTGATTATAAAAATTCTAATCCAAATAGAGTAAGAACACCAGGTAAAGAAAATAGATTTTTAAAATTTAAAGAATCGTTATTTGGAAATGAAAAACCAGAAGAATTGATGGATGAAATTTTATCCATTGCGAAAGATACTCAAAGAACTGCTCCAGTTCCTGGTAAATACTACACTTATATTTACTATGCTACAACTCCAAAAATAACCTATGATCGTCACCCATTGATTATTGCTGGAGATATGTTACCAAAAGGATTTAGAGCATTTAACTACCACTGGGGAAAAATAAGACAATATAATACTGTAGATGGTGATAGATTAGTTAGTGGATTATATGAATTAACTGTTCAAGAATTTAATACTTTAAAATCAGTTCCTTACGCCAAATTTATTAGAAATTGACAATAAATAATTAAAAAAAGTAAATGGCGGAACTATTAAGATATCCTATAAAGAATATTGGTTCTCAAGACGACTATTTTAAAATACAAGTATTACAATATAAAGCACCTAGTTTAAATTTAACTGGAGGATTTGCACTTGGAACTACTGAAGAGTCTTTGAGACAAAATGCAACTGTTAAGGGTTCTTTAGCAACAATCATATTACCCATGCCTGCAACAATTCAAGATAGTAATTCTGCCGATTGGCAATCTGGAACAATGAATCCTATCCAAGCAAATCTTGGTGCTGCGGCATCTAATGCAATTATGAGTAGTGATGCAATTACTTCGGTTTTAGGGTCTATTAAAAAATTTGGAGTAGATATCAGTGGTGCTATGAGCACAGGTGAAGGTCAAGCAGGAACTGCGGCAGGAGCAGCTGCTCTTGCAATTCAAGCAGCATTAGGGCAAGGAAATATTAATTCAATCGTTTCCAGAGCAACTGGACAAGTGTTCAATGAAAATGTAGAACTTCTTTTTAATGGCGTAACAATGCGACCCGCATTTAATTTTAAGTTTGATATGGTTCCAAGATCTAAACCAGAATCTGATAGAATTAAAAAAATTATAAGAACTCTAAAGAAAAATATGACTCCTCAAAAAGGAAATCCTGGAGTTGATGGAGGTGGTCTTTTTATTTCAGCGCCAAATGTTTTTAAATTAGAGTATATGAGTGGTGGAAAACAACATCCATTTTTACACCGTTTTAAACCATGTGCATTAACACAAATGAGTGTTAATTATAATGGATCTGCACAATATGCAACATATCCTGATGCAACACCAGTTCACATGGAATTATCTTTACAATTTCAAGAACTGTCTCCAATTTATGCAGAAGATTATGATAAAGGAGAAGGAACAATAGGAGTCGGATACTAATGACTTACTTCAGAGAACTTCCAAATCTAGAATATCAGTCATTCCTATCAGATTCTAATTCATCTGATCAGTATTTGCTTGTCAAGAATCTTTTCCGTAGAGTCAAACTGCGTGATGACCTACAAAATGTTTTTACTATCTTTGACAAATATCAAATTCCAGATGGGTCTAGACCAGAATTAGTTGCTCAAGAACTTTATGGTAGCACTCAATATGATTGGGTAGTCATCGTATCTGCAG